ACGATGCTCGCCTTGCGGCGTGCATCGTCGTCTGATCCTAGTTGTCTAGGATCGTTCTGCAGATCGACTCGATCTCAGTCGCGCACGAAGCGCATATGAGTAGCGTGTCGCTGGTTCCGTCTGGCCAGGTCAGGTCCACGGGCTTACGTGGCCAATGGTCGCAGACGATTATTTCGGAAATGGGTTCGCGCTGTGTTTCAGCTAGTTCCGAATCGCTGTAAGGCTGCAAGTAGCGATGTAGTGATCCATGTGGATCGGTGTCCTCATCATCCAAGGCCATGTTTCCTCCTAACGCGCTGAATAGCTGCAGCATTCGACTCGCCGTGCTTCGCAAAGACGTGTACTTCTTTGTTGACGCGTGGCGAGTGAAACCTGCCCACGCTGTGTGGGAGAGAACCGTCATTGACGGCAATTTTCGCTTTGCTCTGCGGCCGGCGTCGTTTCATGGTGCAGGGCTTTCAGGCACGGTGTACGCGTCTACGTAGTGCCACACGCCAGACACGAAGAGAAACGATCCTGATTGGATGCTGTCGAAGAGGATGTCAAGGCGAAGGCCGCGATCGGTCGGCAGCAAGATAGGAGCTGAAAGACGCCGCTCATGCGTCTGATAGCCCAAGTACGGGATGTCGGAACCGAGCGACGCGGCATAATGCTGCGTGACGCGTGCTGTTGGGTCGATCAGGTCGTACGCGTATAATAGCACGACTCCGCTACTGCGCATCGTAACGGAGAGTTCGAGCAACGCGATCGATTGTCGTGCGCTCGCGTCGGCAGGTGGAGCAATCAGCAGGAACTGCACGTAGTTTTCGAACACGAGGTCAGACGTCTCGAGCAGTTGCTGGAACCGACGTGGTTTCGAGCTCGGTAGCCAAGTTGTTGCGCTCATGGAATGAACTCCGCAGATATGTGTGCGTAGTTGTAGCACACGGTAACCTGCCAAACGCCTGTCGCGGGAGGCGCTCCGATGGTTGCTATGGCTAAACCGTCTGGTGACGCGACGAACATGTTGCCCAGAAAATCCCACGTCAGGCCAGCTGTGTTACTGAGCGCGAATGTGAACTCTGGGCCAGACACGACAGTACCGACCTGCTGGCCGATGCGCGCCGTACCAATTGCACCTGCTGTGATAGCGAGTGATACGTTCACGTATTTCACGACCATTACGTTGAACGGCTGACCAACACCTGGGATGCCGAGCGCGTCAATAAGATGGAACAAGTTGTTCACATCGAAACTGCCCGCGATTAGCGTGAACGAGGCCCAGATGTCGCGAGGATCTGGAGGCATCGTGATCATCGAGCTGCCTCTCTGTGAGCGCATCCACAATCGACGCCATTTAGCGTCAACGTCAAACCGGTTGCTCGCGACGCGTGCATGTCATAATTGAATGTGACGGACAGTGGCCCGCCAGTTATTGGTCGGCCCGCGGCAATGCTCGTACCGTCAGGTAAGGCCCGCGCGAGCCGTAGCGCTAGGCTGTACGCCGGCGCGCCTGTCAGCCGATACGACTGTCGGGTTGGCGCGGATGAGTTCCGCACCGTGGCGGACAAGACCGGGAGAGCCGCGCTCATTGGTCTGCGTCCTCACGCACGTCCGTCAACGATTCCTGGCCGGGTGCAGCTGCCGTATCCAGAGCCGGCTCGGGCTCGTGGTTGACTTCGTCCTTAGTGTTGAGCATCACGCAAACCAGGAGGCCAACGGCTTCATCCAGATTTGGAAAGCGCGCCATGAGCATGCCGCCTGGCGCGCGAGGCACGTTGCCATCCGCCTCGTGCCAGAGCCGGATCACGAGCGTCTCGCCCTCTCCGGAGATCAGGAATGGGCCGACGCGCTCCTTGATGCCAGCGGCGCTTTCTGCGGTTGTGGCAGACGGCAGCGCTGACGGTTGCATTTCGATCGGCGGTGGCTCATGTACTGACGTGTCCGCGGCCTTTTCCATCTCAGTCTGCACGACATGCTGTAGTGCAGATGGAATGTCAGGCTGCGTTACCTCTGCGTCCGGTTCCGATGCACCGGTGCTCGTGGCATCTATTCCTCTTTTGATCATGACTCCTCCTTAGTATGCGTGACTTCTGATGTAGCCGATAGCGGCGTCGCGTGACATGGACTTTACCTCGCTCTGAAAGGTGACCCACGTCATGTTCGTTCGTTCGGTGATCGCTTGAGCCTCCAAGCGTGCTTCAAGTGCGATTGCGGCGTTACGCAGCGACGCTGGGATGTTTGGATTCGCCACCAGCGATTGCATCGCCTTCGTCTGGTCTTCTAGTGCTGACGGCAAGCCCCGTGTCAGTGCAGCCGCCATGCTCGTTAGCGCGACAGCGCGCGTAGGCCCTGCTGACCGAGCGCTCAGCGCGGCCTGGCGTAGTCTGGCTGGCCCTGGAGTTGACGCCAGCCACTGGTCGAACGCAGCGTATGCTGGGTGCCCGACTAATAGCGCGGCGCGAGTCGCGAAAGCGGCTGTCGCTGCCACTATCGACTGAGGTTCATGCGCCTTCTCACGATCGATGCATCCCATCAGCATGCGCCCGAGATACGAATAACCGTCAGGCACTCGTCGCATTAGGAAAGTAGCGTCCGGCGCTATCGTGACGTTGAAGCCGCCAAGCGTCGGTGCATCCGCCCAACGCTGAATGTCGCGCGCGTCGTTTGTGAACCCGATCGTGTCGTCGCCATAGTTGATGAACTCGCCGCCGCTCGCGGTCTCCTTCCTGCGCAAGTCGCACAAGCATCTGTTGACCACCGTACCGATAATGCTCGTCCAGTTGATTCCGCTACGCGTTTGTCCCGCCGCATCAGCTAGGTATGCGGCTTCACTGGTACGTCTCGGAGGCATGAGAATGGGCATCGTGTCCGTGTGGTGCGCTATGTCGAGAAGTAAGCTTGCGGACGCGCGTGACATCATTCCACGTATGACGAGCGCGTGCAGGAATGGAGCGGTCACCACTTCCGTGAATGCTCGCAATGTTTCGAGCGCGACGGTTGTGTCGTATGAAGCGAGATCCAGAGCGATCGCGTACCGGTACGCTTTCCCCAGCCGCGCAGCGGGCTCGAACGTTCCTGTGTTCCGGTCGTCGATCATTGTCATTACAGCTCGCAGCACCGCTCCCGCGGGCGCCCAAAGATGGTTGATTACGAATGGTTGCGCGCCGATGCGGCGCACTTTTGGGCCGTAGCGTTCTCCTACGCTTTGTAAGTCACCTCCTACAACCGCATACGCTGGCGTCGGTTTCGCCGCGCTCTGGATGCGAATATACGACGTTTGACAGAATGGTAACCGAGCAGATCCCGCGCTTTGAGTTCGATCTGCGATGTCATCGTAGCTAGTCGCGCCTTCTGCTAGCTTTGCTAATGCGAATGCTGCGACGCGATCCGAACCCGGGAAGAAGTACGGCGCGCCCTTTCCCTTTGCGATAACGACCCGGCCTCCATCGAACAGCTTCTTCAGCGTGCTATCGTCGAGAGCAGCGACCGCTGAAGCGTAGCGCCGACCTATGTTTGCGAGGTACGGACGCAGATGTCGTGCTTGCGCTGCGTTTGAACAGCTCAACGTCGCTGGGTCTGCTGTGTATAACGTTCCTAGTCCTCGATCGCGCCAGCACACGCCCAGCTTACGCATGAACTCCATCTCTTGGGCAGCTAGTCTTGTGTCGCGTCGCTCTAGCGGGCTGATCCAGTCCTGAAGCAGCGCTTGAGCGTGCTGCGTGACGGTCGACCAGTCTGAAGTCGAATCGTAAGCGAAGGCGAAGCTGTGATCCTCAGCCGTGAAGGAGTAGTCGGCATACGTCTGCACGAGTGAACGCGGTAGCCTGTCTTTGGCGAGTGAACGTGTTTGCATAGGAATAGAGGATGGCGCGGCTTGACAACCGCGCCACCCTTCCTTTCATGTCAGGAGGCTACTGGTTTCTTGACTTCTTCGTCGATAGCGGTTGGCAGCGCCGGCGCTTGAGGTACCAGCAAGTTGACGTATGCGTCGATCGACCCGTAGCTATCCGGGAGCGTCAGTTGGTCATCGAAAAGTACGTGCCCGTCGCGTTTGAGCATGTCGCGCAACTCACCCATTTCGTCGTACCATTCGAAATCGCCGATGGTAGCGATAGCCACCGGGAAGCGTAGAGGCCAGCCTGATTCGCGGTACAGGTACTGGTTGACCGGTGATACGTCGACGTTCTGTGCGCCGTAGCCGGCGAGCAGTAGCTCTTGAGCTGCGGTTGGCTGCCCAGCATGTGTCCACGTGTCCCAGTCCGTACGTAGATAGCTGCCGTTTGCGAGTTGGCGAGACGTACGCGACACAGGATCCGCGTACCAGTGGGTGACGTAGCCTTTACTGCTCGCTTGCCGATACACAGCCAGCACCGCGTCGCCAACTGGGTCAGCCACGCGCCCGTCGTAGAACCGCACTTCCGCGCCCGTCTCGCCCATCGACATCCCTGTTGGAATGAAGAAACGCGTTAGCGCGAGCGGTCCACCGACGGCAGCCATGTGTCCTTTAGCCGTTAGTGTGCTCCACATCATGCTGACCGGAGTGTCGGTCCCATCAGTTGGCATAGCGGCCGTTCCAGGCACGGGACCGGTGTTGAAATCAGCTTGGAAGCGACGTGTGAAGCCGGATGCTTTGACGTTCCCTAGTGATAGCGTAGGCCGCACGCCAGCCAATGCGGCGGACGGGTTGCCGCTGTAGTAGTCGCCGTCCGTGAGTAAGAAATCCGCGCAAGACTGGTCGACATGAAACGCCTGGGCTGAGACGCCGCTACCCCAACCCAGTACGCGCACGAGCTCAGGCCAGTGCGCAACATAGCGGCGATAGTCGTGCAACCACTCCGCGAGCCCGTAGTGCGCACCCGAAGCGGATAGGATCGCAGCCGTCACGCCTGGTTTCACACCCGGAGCAATGTCGCGCAGCAATTCGCCGGGCCACGCGTTGTCCACCGCTAAGGCTCGCAACCGCGCGGCGTCTGCGATCGCCTCGGCAATGATGATTTGCGCGAGTTGGGACCGACCACGTGACCGTTCGGTCGAATTGCTGCTTGGCGTGTACTCGGCGGGGCCGTGCCTGTATACCAGCTGCTTGTCTCCGTAATAAGTCGAGACGGTTACTTTCGAGTACATTTCTGCGATGCTGCGCAGCAATGGGTGACAGGGTAGCTGCCGTTTCATCTCCTCGATCAACCGGAGTTTGAAGTCGAGGATAGGCGCTTCCCTTGGATACGCCGCGCGCGCCAGACTGGCTGCCATCGTTATGAACGGCGTCGTGAAATGCATCCAGAAAGCGTCCAGCTGCCGTTCGTACAGCAGTCCAACCGCTGTCAGGCGGTCAGCTTGCGCCATGGCTGATTTTGTTGTTCCCCACCACGGCTCGCGGTTGTCGCGCGTTGTCAGCGTCTTAGCGTCTGGAATCAGCCGGTCAGTCAGCATCGGCCGGTCGAACACCATCGCTAGCGTTGCCATCATACTACGTGCACTCTGCGCGCCTTCGACGTCCGCCACGTCGTCCTCCCAGTTTGGCAAGCCTGTCGGGCGAAAAGCGGGGATGCCTGCGCTCGGTGAAATGTACTCACGCGCATAGCCCAAGGATGGTGAGCTGACCCACTGCTTGCTCCATGATCCGTCACGCAGCAGTGTGTCCGCTACCTCAGCTCCGATGTCAGCGACGTAGACAGGCGCAGATATCAGAGTCGCGGCTACGTCCTCGTAGTGTTTGAGGAATAGGGCGAGTGGCGATCGCAAGGCATCGCCTCCTCTCGCGGCGGTTAGCTGCTTGGCCATCTCGGTGACGTCGTCCGCCTTGGTTGCAGCGACAGCGGCGCTGCGCCAGGATTCCAGAGCGGTCGTAGTGAATGGCGGCAGCATTGACGGCCGATGGTTGCAAGTCGTGATAGCCGTCAGCACGTTGCCGAACGTCATTGCGAGGTCGATTGGCTGCACCACAAAGCCAGCCATTTCCATAATCTGCGGTTTGATACCTTGCATTTCAGTCTCCTCTTCAGCCACATGTCCAGTGTTTGTGCGCGTCGTTTATAAGATAAGGAAGCCGATCGCTCAGCCGATGCCCGGATAGCCCATCGCTTGGCCGGTGCTCCAGACCAGGTTCACGTTGTTCTTGAACCTGTTCGCATAGCTAGCCCAAACCGGATCAGCCCAATCACGGGTACCGGTCTGGTGATTCTGCAGATAGGTCTCGATGCAATTGCCCCCCGCCGATCCGCAAACCGGCGTTGACGGCGTTGGGTATCCCGTAGCAGATGTGGGCAAGTAGTCCCAAAACCCAGAGTTCCACTGTTCCTCCGAGTTCGGCGCAGCGTAGAATTTCCACAGTGCTTCCCATGTCTTCGGGAACGACGGAATCGCGAATCCCGGCTCCGGTGTCGCGAGCCTGGACTGGCGCAGGTACATCTGCGTCGGTCCAAGGGAGAACGCGCCAATCGCGAAGGCTTTCCGCCTGTCGATTAGCCACTCGAACAGCCCAGCAATGGCGTTGTTGGGGTTGTCGAGTGAATCGGTCGCCATCGCTGACTGCACCATTTGGCGACCATTGGCCGCCAGCAGATCGCGTCGTTCCAGTTCATCCATGATCTCAGCGTCGTTCTGCCACGCCGACTTGAACATCGTGCCGAGCGATGGGTTGCCCTCTTCCATGATCAGAATCTGACGATTCGAGATGCATTTGAAGGGCAGTACATCCGCGCGGGGCATGAGAAATGTCGCAGCTGACTCGTTTACTGAGACAGTCGCGACGATGGCTGTCTTGCGCCATGGAATCTCGGCGAAGGCTGAGACGGCCAAGAATTCCGACAACCTATCTGTCACCGTCATGGTAGGCTCCTTTCAATTGGCAAGTTGTACGGGTCGCACGCCGGTGGCGGCGGCTCGGGCACTTCCACGACGACGGGTGGTGGTACCACCGGCGGCGGAGGAGGTGCGACTGGAGGTGGCGCCACCGGAGGAGGGGGTTGGACGGTGATCGGCGGTGGCGGGACGATCACCGTTGTCGGCACGTTCTGAGGCGGGGCGACGGGTATCCCGCATCCGCAGATTGTCTTCAGGATCACGTCTCGCTCTCGACGGGAATAGCGTTCGAGCAGCAGACGCGCTGCGTCCAGTACCGCTGGATCGCAGAGGCACGCCAGTGAGGCCAACCGCCCGCACTGCGCTTCTACTAGGACCGAAGCGAGATCGCCGCTTGTTAGAACCGCGATCGCTCCGTTGCTTGGAATTTCGGCCATGTTGTCTCCTTATCGAATCACAGTGCAGCGCGGATCGGTGCGCATTCCGAACGCGGTTCGGATCGGTGGATACGGGCAGTTTGAGCCACCCGTGGAAGCAGGTTGTTGCGCGATGGTGTTTGACGGCAGCATTCGCACGTCGCCAACCGTCATGGTGGGTCCCTGTCCCGCAATGGGGACGTTCGCGCATCGCGAATCGCTGCGAGGTCCGTAAGACGTGGAGACTGGCGGAAATGGGCACGGCCCGCACGTCGCCACATCCCAGACGGGGTAGCCGTTCACCGACATCTTGAGGCAGTTCGGATTGTACGTTGTCGGTGGCGGTGGATCTGGAGGTAGCGGTGAGCCGCCACCTGGCGGGAAGCCTGTCAGCACTGTCGGTGGAGGCGGCTGCGGCAATCCGGTCGGCGGAGGCGCGGTCGGAGGTGGAGCGGTTGGGGTTGGACTGCAGCATGCGTTCGCGATTGCCTGATCGACGTCGATAGCATCAAGCGCCTTTGCGAGATCTTCGCCGACGAGTGGGATCATTTGCAGGATCATTTCCCGCACTTCGGCTTTCGTGCGCACGAATCCGCACCAGATGTCACCTACCTCATCAAGCGGCATGCCATCAGGTGAGATCACCCAATCCTCCATCATCTCCAGCACGGACGAGAGTGATGAAATGAGAATGAGCAAGCGTGGTTCGCGCACCACCGCCTCCGCGGCCTCCAACAACCCCTGGATCACGTTGAAGCTTATCCGATTTTCTTTGATCCAGTCCAGAACCAGGCTAACGCAACTTCCAACGGGCGGAGTTACGGTGCCTGGGTCAGGCCTTTTGGGATGGCACATCCGCACAACATCTTTTCAATGAGTGCGATGTCCGAGTCCGTCTTGTTCCGTAGCAGCCTAGCAACGGCTGCGAGCTGCCCGGCGGAGCAGCAGCCCTTGAGGCAGTCATACTCGCCGCATGTGATGGCAGCGTTGATTTCTGAGTACTGTAGCGTATCCATCTCGTCCTCCATCTGTGAAACGATTCAATCATGACGCGTAAAGGGGGGTGGAAACCACCCCCCAGCGACGAAGCACGCGGTGGGTCGCGGCTACGTCAGGCGAGCTTAGACCCCCGAAAGGTTGGTCTGGCTCGCGTTCGCGGGAATGCCGTCCAAGAAGAGCGCTTCGCGCGTAGCCGCCAGAAACGGTGACCCCGCAGTGAGCAGGTGGCAGACGGCAGTGAAGTTATCTGCCAAGTTTGCTGGTACGGTGATGAAGATGCGAGGCTGTTCGACCGACGCAGCTTCGAACGGTACGATCCTGTACTCGAGGTCCGCGCCGTCATTGATGACAGGCAGCACCGCTGGCTGGACGATCGCCTTGTTCATGCCACCGGCAGCGGTATAGTACGGCGCAGCGCCGTATCCGCATGTCTGAGCGGTAGTCATGCGCTGTCCGAACAGGAACTGCAGCACGCCACCCGATCCGCCATTCGACTCGACTCGGAACTTGACATCCCGGTCGACCGACTGGTAGGAGCGGCCCTTGAAGTCGAGCGTGTGCACACGCATGACGAAGGGAGCGAATTGGAGCGTAGACAGGCCCCACTCGATTTGGAAGCCGAGCAGCAGGTTTGGCGGCGAGAAAATGTTCGTCACCGCGTTGCCGTGCCCGCTGATGAACAGACCGGCAGTCGCGGTTTCGAGGAACTCGTAGTCCGTCTGATCATTGCGTCCTTCTGCACCGACAACGTCTGCGGCAGCTCGAACGTACTGGTAGTTAGCCATGACGTTGTAGTCTGCAGCGAGCAGTGTCATCCGACCGTCCAGCATGATGGCCGGCGGCACCTGATAGATGCCGATCTTCTGGAACTGCTCAGGCGTGAAGATCACCGCGTCAGCGTTCGCGTCTTCGGGTGACTGGATGCGACCGACGTTAGGAATCGAAAACTGCGTCTGCCCAACCTGCTGCTCGATTGACTGAATGGACGGCCTCCACTCTGGCGAGGTGCCACGGTAGAGCGAGAGACCGCTGTTGTTGTTACCATTTCCGTTTGTCATGATGTTCACCAATTGAAGGGGTTGATTGCGCCTAGTGTATCTTCCACTGCGCCGATGACGGCCTCTCCCCCTTCAACGAGAGAGCCACCAAGGTCGCCGAGTACTTCGAGAACCGCTTCAGGTCCGCCGTTGATTACCTTGAACAACGGCGTCAGAGTGCCATCTTTCAGTAGTGTTAGCACATCCTTTCCCAGATCCAGTGCCGACTCGACTGCGACAGCAATCGCTTCGTACCCGGCCTGAAACAATTCGGCAGCTACAGCCTCTACCGCAGCTGATCCCTTGCTCACCAGCCACGCTGCGGCTTTCGTCCCGTCTTCGGCTATCTCCATCACCTTATCCGCGACCGGACCGATGATTTCACTGGCCAACTCCGCCGTTACGCCGATGGCAGCAACAACACTGCCGATGCTGGGATCTTTCAGCGCGTCGGCCCACGCTTGTGCGGTCGCGGCGCCTCGAATCGCGATTGCGCGCACCGCCGCAGGAATCGCATGCCACAGATCGACTGCGGCATCGATGATAGCGCCCAGCCCAACCAACGACACGAGCTCGTTCAATCCCGTGTCCCGTAACCGTATCCGCGTCTCGGTGCAATCGATCGCGACGTCGGCTTGTGCGCATGCAGAAACGGCGACGCCGTAGGCTGGAATCGCACTTTGCAGATAGCTGTCCGCTGCCTCTCCAACCTCGTGCACGACCGCGAGTCGGCCAGCTTCGAGTGCGGCTGCAAATTTAGCTGGCGTTGACATCAAGTTCGCGTAGCTTTGGAACAATTCTTGCATCAGTATAGCTCCCGTAGTGCCCTTGCGAGGGCGTGGACGCCGCGTTGCGCGATCTCCTCCCCATTAGGGAGGGAGCGTAACGGCGGCTGGCTGATCGAGCCAGACAGGGCGGCCTGCACCGCGTTCGCGACAATGATTCGCCGACTCACATCTTCCGCGTCGCGTGGCAGCATTGCCCAAGATACGTTCTTGAGTGATGCGAAAAGAGCAAGCTCCCAGGTCATGGAATAGCCGCCAGCGCACAATACTTGCGTGTAAGCACCGGCCCGTGCTGCTAATGGCTCGCCGCTGTCGAGCAGCAGCGAACGCGAGAAGCAGAGCGTCTTGTCAGGAAAGTGTTCGCGAGCGTAGATGCGTGTCAGGTCGCGTTCGTGCACCGTGCCCGTCTCACACACGAGTACTTCGTCGATGGTCGGCGTTGCGACGCGCTGCCACTGCCGCACCGTGCTGTTGTACAGAGGCGCAGCTACCGTGTCCGGCATGCGATCGCCGTCCACAGTTGCGGACCAGTAGGGTTCGACGCCAATAACGCAATCGTACGCGATCCGTGCGTGTGGATCCATGTCCTTAGCTGGCGCGTACATCGATAGATAAGCTGTGCGCTTAATCGATCCTCGGGCGAAGGCTAGTGCCTCGATGATTTGCCGTCGGTGTCCCGTATCCGGAAAGTCGACGAGCAGACAGTCGATAGGCGCCTTGTGTGCGTTCATCGCTGCTTTATACAGCATCCGATCGCTGTAGAGTGGTGTAAAGTGGCACTGCATGATGTCAGTCACAACTTCTCGCACGATGCGAAAGATGTTACGATGTCCCGCAGTTGAAAAATAGAACGGAGAGTAAAAGGCGATGTTCATCCTGCTGCTCCTGTCGTGCGCCCAACCGCCGCCACGTGGAGGAGACACGTGGCGGCGGCGAGTGACACAACCCTGATGCCGTCAGGGCGCGGCGCCACTGACCAAGGCGACCTGGAGCAGAGGAAGTCCGGGGCAGTATGACG